ACCCTGCCTTGAAAGACTGCTAGGGTAGTGGGATTGTTGGTAAGATTAGGCCATACATGGACTGTTGCCGTAGCCCCCATTCCTCCACCACCAAACGAGATAGTCAGAGAATCCCCGGCTACATAGCCTGTACCTGCTGCTGTGAGCGTAACCCCCGTAATGACTCCACCAGTGCTTTGAACGGATGCTGCTGCACCTGATCCTGAACCCCCTGAAATGGTTGCTGTTGGATTGGTATAGCCTGAACCCCCTGCCGTTACGGTGATATTGGGGGAAACACCGCCATACTTTACAAAAACCACCGTGTCCCATGTGCAGTATCCCGCTATGGAGTCGGCAATCAAAATACGTTGCGTTCCTAACTGAGTGCAATCTGGAGTGGTTGAAAACGTACCGGGTGGCGCAAATTGTGTCGTTACACCACCGGGATTGGTTGTTGCATAAGCTGCACCTGATGCACAAAACTCAATTACATAATCCGCTGTGTTGCCAAAGTTAAAATAGTATTTTTTTACAATAGTTTCGGTTGAAATAGTAGTTAAAGGGGTAGCAACGCCCGGTACTACCAGCAAACGGTTGGAAGAAATAGGCTGGAGGTTTTCCATCCAAGCGGCTTTAGTAATTTCTAGGTCATGCCTATCGGCTTGAGTATCCATCCCGTCCATTTGAGAGAATACAACGACCTCTTTTTCCTCGAACTGATTAGAGGCCATGTTACATCTTTCTGGCGCGTGGCAGGAACGTGTAATAAGGGTTATAAATACGTCTTGCTACTGACGTGGAGAATAATTGCTTCAAACGCAAATCATACTTTCCCGGTTTGTTCATGTCGCCAGAGTACCAATAATCTGCCATGGTATGGTTTTGAAGGGATGCAAGGCATAGGTGAGCTGCATAAAGCTGCACTGCGTCCGTAAATGGGTCAACAATCTGCGAATCCACGTCCGTTAAATTCACTAGTGGGGCGGCCATAGTGACATAATCCATTTCCATCGTGTAGGCTTGGTCAGGAATTTGAAAAATAAAAAACTGTTTGATCCCTTGGTGCATGGTAAAAATGGAGGGAACGGAATACTGATTCACATACTGCCGACAAATAGTCTGGAACATGGTGAACGGTTGCCACCCAAACACAATTCGCTGATTCCCCCAAAGAACAGTCAGCGAGAGGATATCAAGAACATTCAATAAAGCAGTAGCCTTTGCTGTTGCATTCACGCCTGTAGAATCATTAATTACAACAGTTGGAGCGCTGGTGTAACCTACTCCCCAGTTCGTCATGTAAATGTTGGTAATCGTGCCGTTGCTATCTACCAATGCGGATGCGGCTGCACCTGTACCTCCACCTCCGGTAAAGCTTATACTTGGTGCAGTGTATCCTGACCCACCATTGGTGACAGTCACACCCCCTACAGAGCCATTATAAAGGTAATTTTCTTGCTGCGCGATAGTATTGAGTGCGTTCCCGCTGGTAACACCCATGAACCCGCGTACACAATGGGTATCAAGTGCTACTCTTTGACGAGCCTGATTGACAAAACTAGTTAAAGTGGCAACGGAAAAATCCGCCCCGTTAGTATCGTGGACTAATAGCTGGACTTGGTTGATATAATCTTGAAGTGTCGCCATTCATCCTTACGCTACTTCTTTCTTTGCTTTCTTAGGTGCAGGAAGCTCTTGCTCACCAACGGAGGTTTCAACCATTTCAATCTTTACGACGCCAAACTCAAACTTGTCAAATTTAGCGCGGGCTTTCTCGGCCATTTTAGGGCTATTCCAGCCCCAGCGACGCGACACATGAACAAACGCTTTTTCACGCAGCGAAGGATCAATGTGACCAGTTGGGCCGGGGGTAAAATCAGCACCAAAAATATGGGCCGCAGCATCGTAAGGAAGATTCACAGGAACATCAGGATTAAAAGTATAAAGAATACCGTCATACCGATCTTCTACCGTGAAAGGATTACGATTCGTCACTTTTACTTGCATGATGTTCATAGAACTATCCAATCTGCCATACGGTTAAAGTATTGTTTACGCCGCCAACAACAGCCGTGAACGTAGCGTTTACACTACCATCAGCAGTCGCGTTACCAACTTGTTTTAACAATGGCACAGTTTGGAAGCCAATACCAGCATCTTCAATCGTTGCCGTACCAAGTACACCACCGCTTTGAGCAATGGTTGCACGTGCCGGACGAGGAAGAACCGTATCACCAAAAATATTCAATGGAGCCGAAGCAGAAGCACCAAGGCTGGATTCTACAATGACTGTTGCGGTGTAACCAGTGTTTGTACCACCTACCGTCACCGAAGTAAGAGCAAGGTTAGGTAGTGCAGTTGCAGCAGCCGTACCCGACGAACCCGTTGGCCCGTTTACAGTGATTGCAGGAATGTGCGTACCATCATAACCCGAACCGTAGTTCGTCATGACAATACCCGTCAGACCACCACTGGCTGCCGTACCGTTAGCAATCGCAGCAGTAATAACCGCACCCGTACCAGTCGCGTCAAGAATAGTAATGTTTGGAATAGCAACATAACCAGCACCCGCAAAATCAAAGGTGATGCTTGAAATTACACCAGCCGTCAGACCAACGCGAGCGGTTGCTGGAATGCACAGACCCGGCGTACCACCACCAACTTGCGGCGGATCAATCAATACGATAGGGTTGGTGTAATTCGAACCACCTGCGGTAACAGTTGCAGTCAACGAACCACCAATGATAGGTGTACCCGTTGCAGTCACACCCGAAGTAGGGGCTGCAAAAGATATAGTAGTACCTGCCTGAGTGTAGCCCGTACCCGGAGTCGTTACAGTTGCGCCGTTGATTGTACCCGAAAGGTTAATTGCGCGATAGTTCGTACCATCCGAACCAATATAAACAGGAAAATCGTTGGGGCCGGAGCTAAAATTTTTCCACAGACCCGAATTGTAGTCCTTAAACTGAATTGCAGTTTGCGGGCCGGGTTTTGCCAAAAATACCCCATAAGGGAATACATAAGAACCGCCAGACGGTAGCTGGAAGCTTTGCAGGGCATTCGGAGAAATCGACTGACCTTGGTAACTAATGTTTGAAAACGGATTCACTGATTCCTCCTAGATGTTAAGGTATGCCAAGTTTGCAAATTTGCCGTGCGCTTGGGGTTTTACGTTGACGAGTTGCCACAGAGTCAGAATTGCACCAATGTAGCCAAACTGACCGTTGGTGAGGGTGCTTTCAAAGCCCGTGAACTGGAAGCCCGCTTTTTCATGAATGTAGGCGGTTAGATAATCCGTGTTCAACAGATACAAAACACCTTCTGGTGCGTATGGATCACAGTAAATAGGAACGCCACCAATCATGACGGCTTGGAACATGGAATGAACCATGCTGTCACCGTATGCACTGCCATCACGTACCGAATAACGCTCTAGTGGGGCAAAATCTTGCGTCAGGAGCGTCCAAGTACCCATACCCATGACACCCATTTTCGGCATCTCACCGTTTTTCTTGGTGACTTGGTTGATGTACTGCATAATCAGGTTACGGGTAGGAGTAACAGCACCGCCTGAGTTGCTTACATAAGTGGACTGCCACCAGTTTACACCGAGAGAGTTGGACGAGTTACGTGCAATACCACCGTAAGTAGCTGCTGCCGTACCATCATCAATCGCACCGGGCAGACCTACCACACGCTGAGGATTGGAAATGTTGTTCCAAATGTCCGTTGAGAACGCATCAATGGTTGAATTGGTTGCATCGTTCATGCGCGCTTCAATCAGCGGTACAATGCTATGATCCAACTGCACCAAACCTTCAAAACCAAGGAAAGGAATTGGGGTTACGTAAGCTGCAAGGTTAAATTCAGCATCTTGCAGACCGGGAATCGTACCGGGCTTGTTGAACGTACCCGAATAATCGGTAACTTGGGTATTTACCATTGGGTTGCCCTGTACTACGGCAGTAATCGGCGAAAGACCACCCGAAGCCATCAGAGCCGACGAAAGCATGGCACAAGTAAATGGCGACGACTTCCAAATCTGAACAATGTAGCGCTCAAGGAATGAACGGCGGGTTACGGCGGTCAATTCGCTAGCGATTGCGCCTGAGTTGGGGATTGCACCAGTACCGAGAATTGGCATAACTTAACCTTTCACTATTTTTTGCTGCGTAGCTCATCAATCACTTGATAAGCTTTTGTGCGTGCGTGTTTAACCGAGTAGTCATCTTCTTTGTTTACTGTAGGAAGCGTCCAAGTGCGGTCACTTTGTTCGTAATCACGCTTGGCTGGTTGTTCAGCAGCCCACAATTTTGCAGCAGCCTTATAGTCCGAAAGGCCGTATTTTGTCATAACATCCTCAATCGCGGTCACATTTTCAGGCGTGTGGCCGGAATTAAGCAAAGCATTGCGCTCGTTTTCCATGTGTGCGCGAATTTTACGAGCTTCCTCGTCTTGATCGCGTTTTGCAAACTCTTGCTGCATGGTTTCGCGCAGTTCGTCTGCTTCTACATCGAAGAAACGGCGCGACGGTTGAAGTTCGCTAATACGCTTTTTGACCGACTTACCAATCTTGGAATCGTTGGCAAGGTCAATGGCGAGTTGCGCTAGTTCAGCTTGTGCTTGAGGATCGAGCATCGCTTATTCCTTTAGATGGGTTTGTTTTTCTGAGCAGTTGGGCTACCGGGCTGACGATTCAGCAGCGTTTCACCGCGCATCAGGTCAGCAGGTTTTGTAAAGCCACCCATTTCCATATAGGAAGGGGGGTTCACGGCAAGGCCGTTTTTATGTTTACGAACCAAGTCAGGATCGCCGACTTTAGGTTCTAAGAATCCGCGTTTACTTTTAGCCATTTTGATCTCCTTGAGGTGTAGATGGGGGTGCTGATGGGGTCATGCCTACGGGTGCGGGCGGTTTCATGCCGCCTGCTTGTTTTGCTTGCAGTAATTGTTCGAGAGCCGATTTGTCCAAACTATTGTCCGTTTTTCCTGCAACAGACGAAAGCGAACTAAGAGCGCTGATAATTGCTTTATGTTCTTTGGAACCAAACGGGAATACAGCGAGCAACTGATAGAAGATAGGCATGATGCCCTTCAATTTGGCAATGCCTGCTGCAATCGAGCCTTCGCTGGAACCGGGGGAAACAACAGGCGAGGCACCCGGCTGTGTAGACGGTCCTGCGATGTTACCGGGCATGGTTGGCATTGGGTTCATGTCGGTGAGAATACGCTAGGTCTTGTGGTTGGTCAACTGAATAATCGTTCAAATATACCATGTAATGTGTTGGAATAAAAAAAGGCTCCGATTTTTGGAGCCTTTTTCCTTAGGTCTAGCGCTTGTGCTTACGACCAGCTTTACGGCCACGTTTTGCCATGATGCTAACTCCTTTAATGCGAGTACAGCGCAATCTTGCCGATACTCAGGTTAGTAGAAAATTCTACCACCCCTAATGTATCATTTATTGAACGTGTGTTCAAATTACTTTTTATGTTTTTTGTCAGTGTGCGCGTGAATCAGGGCTTCCTGTTGTTTTTCTTTAGCAGCTTTTTCCTGACGGAGTCGCAACGAATGCAGAATGTTTGATTGCTCAGGGGGGTTCAACATTCTTACTAGCCACTCTTGGTCGATTGCCTGTGCTTTGAACAGTAAAGTAGCCAGTTCTTTGGTTTCAAGCGTAAACAGAGGGGAGTGTGAGTGTCCGGCTACGCGAATAGAAAAATCACCGTCAATCTGTTCAGCAAGAATTTCTTGGCCGTCATCCAGAGATAATTTAGTCGCGTCATTTTTCATTTTCAGTTTTACGCCCAAATCTCCTATACGAACCAAGGGTGTTTCAAGACTTACGGCAACTTTTCTAATCTGACCGCCGCCAGTAATTTGAAGCTGTCTTTGTTGGACTCCACCTCTTGCTCCGCCTGAACTTTTACCCGCTACTACTTCAGTCAAACCTGATGCTTGGATCATGAGAGTGCCAATTTCATTAAATTCTCTGAACAAATCTTCGGGCAGTTGAGGTTTGAGTTCTTCCACTTTAGCACCGGGCATAGATTCCAGTACCCACGTACCCGGCCCACCTAATGCTTCGGCCTTTTCGTCAGGTATCCCTTGGAATCCTGAAAATACTTTGCCGGGGTCTACGTTCTTTTCTAGTAGTTCATTGATCTGTTCTAGTCGTTGGGTTGACCATTTTTGCAGAGGAATAATGTCCTCCATGTGCGCGTCACCCCAGAAATAATTATACAACTTGAAGGGGGTAATTGGAACAAACGGATTCTCGCCAGCAAGGAACAAATTGGTAGTGCTGTCAAACTTCACCAAAAGTTTCTCGGCTTTTTTCAAAGCGTCAATCGTGTCTTTGCTGTCAGATAAAAGTATTCCTCCACCAAGAGAGTGGAAAGTTCGGTAATCCTTGGCTTCGGTATCCCATACCCACGTTTCGTGGAATCTTACCATAGGGGCGGTTACTTTAGGGGTAAAACGTGCGCCTTCTTCGTAAGATGGGTTGACGCTGCCTGTAATGTTCCCACCAAGATTTTCCCCTCCGGTTGCGGTAATAATCAACTGTTGAAGGTTGGAAGGAAGCCCTGACTCTGCTGCAAGACCTTCAATCTGCAAATGCGGTATCTGGCTTGCTTTACCTGCTCTGTCCAAATGTTCACACGCAGAATCATAATCCAAAAGAAACGAATGATTCATGGCGGGTTGCGACGTAAAATCGCTTTCATCTTCACGATACACACCAAAATTCTGTGGTTCAATTAGTCCAAGGGTGCATTGTTTGGTAATATCGTTCCAGCCTATTTTGCCAATCATGGTATCAAAATTTAATGCCCACAACACGCCGTCTGCAAACGTATCTGCGATGCCTGAGTCATGAACGTCCTCGTTCCACGCATCCTGCAAAGCAAGGAATTTTTTAATAATTTTTTCATCGGCATTTTTTTGGGGAGTGATGTTGTAAGTAAGTCCTTCCGCCGAAAACAAAAAGCTCGCTACCAGTTTCATGTGCGACTTCAAGGCGTTGTATTTAACTTTCTGCTGGGTGTTTTGTCCGTACAGAAAATAGTTCCGGCGCTTGTCGTACAAACTCCGGCGTTCCTGTTGGGATGCAGTGCATGAGTCAATGATGGTGCGAACAAACCGTTCTTTTTCAACTTCGCTTTTAGGTATTCTCATTTATGCCTCGCTGTCACTTGCGTATGCGGGGCTAAAGCAGTACCAGCATTGGAATTTACTTTGCTTTGAACGCCTGATTTTACTTTGGCGTTAGACCCAAAATTCATGGTTTTGAAATCGCCATTGATAGGGACATTAAACCCGCCGACGTTTAAGTTTCCATAAACTCCTTTTTCAACAGGGGCTTCTACGGCTCCGCCTTTTGCTGCTTTTCCCCCGGTATTGGAGATGTTGGTCATGTCATGGGCATGAGCTAGCCTGTTCAAAGTCTGATCGACGCTTTTTAGGGTATCATGATTGGTAGGATGGGCGCTTTCAGTTCGTATCCAGCCCATCGGCCCTACGGAATCACCCCAATCTTCCAATTTCTGGCTTCTACAAGATGGACATTCAGGCATAGGGTTATCCATAGCCCTGAATAGACCTGTCCAACTCATCCCTGTAGGCGGGTTGCAGTTTGGATTCAGGCATTTGTATTTATGAGGGGCTGTCATGGGCGCATACTACTCTTTGAGGTTGACACGGGCAACATAATTGTTCTGTTCTAAGGCAGTCGTAATGATGCTTTCGTCTATCAAACGCCCGCCTAATGCTTTGTATTCTTTAGGGTCAATGCAATGATAACAAGCTACATACGGTCTTTCCATCATCACTGGAAGGAATTGATTGTCCCCACA